TTGCTTTATCTGGGGTCTTAGAGCAATCGATGTTGTGCATCTTTCTCTGACCATTAGAGCGAGCACAGAAAGACTTGCGTCTCTTTGCTCTCTTACCACCAGGATTCTTTTCAGTTACAGCAGTCTTAAGTTTGGAACCTGGGTTCTCACGCTTATAAGCATCAACTGCTTTCTGAGACATACCATCAGTCTTATCTTTTTTGTTGACTTTTTGCCAGTCTTCAGAAAGTTCATCTCTCCAGTTTGAGAGTTGTGTAGTTCCTGCCCAAACACCTTTTTGATTAGTTGCAGTCTGCATCTGTGCTGGACCAATAATATCAATAACCTCAGCAAAAGTTTTACCGTCAGAGTTCTCAATACTCACTGATTCATTTTTTGGTGCCCTTGAAAAACTGTTTTGAACCTTTCCCAAAACATATGCAGCACCAAGAGCTGCACCAGTAGCAGCTAGACCATACTTATTTTTTCTAAGACTTTTTCCAATAGCACCCAATACTCTTTTTCCAACTCCACCCCTTGCTGCTCTTCTAGCTTGGGCGGCAGTTTTACTTGCTTTTGCAGCTGCAGTTTCTGCAGCGGCATCTACTCTAGTTCTTGACATATGGTCATAAACTTTTTGAGCTCTTGGATCTCTGAAGTTTTGACCTTTATTCCACTTAGCATCTCTTTTAATATTAGGAGTTTGAATACCACCAGAAGATGGTTTTGGTGATGGTGCCTTTACATCCATAGATGGACTTGTGCGTTTAGACCCAACTGGGTTTTTCTTAGCATATGCTTTTCTTGCAATGTTTCTTGCTTCGTCGGAATTCAAACTATCTAGGTATCTCTTAAAGTCTTCTGGACCCATATCTTTAAATCCAGCTTCGGAAAGAAGTATATCAGTTCTCCAATCTGAAAAATTTTCTTTCTTAGTTTTATTACCCCAGTTAGCAGCACCAACCTCACGACATTTAACCAAAGCACCGGAAGCATAAGCACTTGGCCAAACGTCATATCTTGCCTTTACTTTTTTATAACAGGCGTCTTTCTTACCTTCTTCAGATACAACTTCCTCACCGACAGGAACACAGTTTGGTACAACTTTCTTACCCTTTTTCTTCATACCTTTTTGTTCATAACCATCCCAACACTTTTCATCAATAAGTTCTCCTTCTGGTTTGAATGATTGTGTATCAAGACCAGCAGTTCTTGCTTTTGCTGCATATGCACCAAGACCGGTTTTTACAGCATAGTCACTTGGTTTAGTTTTTCTTTGATTTTTTACAAATTGATCCATTTTCTTTCCAAGCAACATACCACCACCAATGGCGGCAGCACCAGCCCCTATCGCAAGAGGAATTAGTGGAATTTCATGAATGTCTTGAAGATCTTGTCTCCAGTTTGAATATGATGCTGTTACCATTTTTGCTTTACCTTTTCTATTAGGATTTGGATCTTCTTTACGCTTTTTCTTTGCTCTTTTTTCTCTTTCATCCTTACTCATCGCTGCTCTATCATCAGCATCGCGGCAGAATGGTTTGGTTTTCTGACCAGGTTGCTTGGCGCATGGTTTGCCATCGTATTTACCACCTGCCTGAACCCATCCACCACCAGCAAACCAATCACGAAGTGAATAGTCCTTATCTTTAGCAGACTTACCATCACGCTTACCCTCATCCATATAAGATGAAGCAGCATCAGTATTGTGTTCGGTATCAGTAATCTTTGCCTGAACCCAAGCAGGAATGTTCTTTTCCTTAGTGCCAAGTGCCTTTCTCAGTTTTCTGATATTTTCTTCAGACTTCTTTAACTGAGATTGTGCCATCGACACTTCGTGGTCACCCTTTTCTTTTGCTTCGTTCACTTTCTTTCTACCTTGACAGTGTGCTCTTTGTGAAAAACCTTTTGGATTTTTGCAGTCAATAGACTTCTTATATTTCTCAGACCATCCTTCACTCACTGCTTCACCATTTCCATTACTACCGTTACCATTTTTCTTGGTTTCGGTTTCACCATTATCTTCAGACTTTTCTTCTTCCTTTTCTTTACGCAACCATCCACCCAGTCCTACACGATAACCTGTAGGAATCTTCTTACACTTCTTCTCATCGTAGCAGTAATAATAACCCTGCTTACACTTCTTCATTTACTTTTTTCTGGGTTATTATTATTTAGAAAACCTTGCTTGAGTAGTTTCTGAAGTTCTGATGTGGAACCAACAAATACTGCGTTATTGGTGACAGTGTTTGGTCCTTTGTTGTTTCCAACATCCTCTTCTACATCTTTCAGTTTCTTCTGCAAGTCAATTAACTTATCAGTTGTATCGGCAACACTCTTAATTAACTGACCAGCGACTTCATATGCTCTTGGACTACCACCTTCACCGGCAAGTTCCATGATTCCATTGATTGCTTCTTGACCCTTTTCAATCAACGAATATAAGTTTGCTCTTGTATATTCATAGTCTTTTGAGATGTCAGTTTTCTGTTCAGGTTTTTTAATACTCGTAGGAGTATCGTCAACCTCAACAATGCTGCTCTCAACATTCAGAGCATCATCAATGGAATCAAATTCAGACATAAGTTATTAAATATCAGTTTGTTGTGTAGGACTATAAGACTTGGAATCTCCGAAGTATTCCCAAGTCTCAGTAAATCCAAAGTCATCACCAGGGTTAGCATCGATTGGGTCTGGGACCGCAGTGTATCTAACTTCTCTCTTCGCAGTTTGTGTGTTGGTATCTGCGTACATATCAACAATAACCTTACGGATTAGACCTTCTGGGTTATCAGCAACAGGACCGAAGAGGTAAGTCTTAGCGGTAAACTGTAAAGTATATATTAGTGCTCGTCTTGTGGAAAAATCACCTTCATAGTCATCCTGCATTCCGACACTGTTCAGAACAACTGGAATATCTCTCTTTTCTCCGATTGAGTCTACTAAGTCTATGGTTAGATTGAATGATGGTTGGAAATAAGGTAGAATCTGCTCAACTATCTGTAGAGCATCGTCATTTAGTTTACAGAATATACTTAACTCAAAACCAATGTTATATGGGACAGGCATGAAAACCTTTTTCATTCTGTCGTTATTGTCAACAGCACGGAATGTCTGAGTAATACCAGTCTTTCTAGAAGCATCATACTCAATAGAAGTCATCTCAAATGACATTCTTGGAAGAGTGATCTGAACAGGTTTGTCAAGGTTTGCTTGCTGCTCAAGTCTTGCTAGAAACTTCTGGGCAGGACCATACGCCAAAGGAACTTTGATGACACTATTAGTATTTCCACTACCATCCTTATGGTGAATATCCAAGTCATTAAACAGTGTGCCAAAGGCGATAATAGTTTTACGAATAATTTCGTGGTAGTAATAAGTTCCTAACATTAGTAAGTACCAAAGGGATTAGATTCTGAAAAATCAATAATGTTGTCTGCTTCTAACTCAATATCTTCATTTTGCCTATATTTATCTGTAACAGTGTTCGCAGCGGACACCTTGATTCCGTAAGCAGCACCAGACTTGGCACCAGTAACAATTTCTCCAGGATAGAAACCACCAGATGTAATACCAACTCTGAGGATATTAGTATCCGTATCCCAGTTCTTGACTCTTGCTGTTGCTCCAGATCTGGAACCAGTAACAACTTCGTTGAACCAGTATGTTCCAATACCAGTTGTAGCAGCAGTTGCGACTGTAACTGTTGGTGCCGAGAAGAAACCTGCTCCAGCATCTGTGATGTTGATAGCACTGATAGTACCAGCAGCACTTACAGTTGCTACCGCAGAAGCGGGGAGTTGTGGTGATAGTGAAGGTAGGGTGAATGTTACATTTGGTGCCGTAGAGTATCCAGCACCACCATTGGTAACAACAATCTTAACAACACCCTTCTTATTGGTCTGAATGCCGCAAGTAGCAGCAGCACCAGTTCCACCACCACCAGTAATGGTAATAGTTGGTGCTACAGTGTATCCAGCACCAGCATGGACAAGACGTATCTCTTCAATAGAAGTGATGTTATTTCTGGTTGTGGTAATAGCAACCGCCTGAGCATTGGTTCCCCCAGAAGGTGCTGTTGTAATAGCGACAGTTGGTGTGCTGGTAAAACCAGAACCATCATTATTCAGTGTGATTGACTGGATAAAACCAGTTCCAACGGTAGCAGTTGCTGTTGCTCTAGTTCCACTTGAGAACATTGTCAGGTCAACAATATAACCCTGGTCATCAAGAACTTTATCAACCTCATCAATGGAAGTATCGAATACTTCATCCTCATATTCAAAGAGTTCACATTGAAGTTCGTAAACGTAGTTTTTACCTAACTGATAAAAAGGTTTTTCATGCTCAACGAACTTTACTTCGAAAAGTCTTTTACCTAATGGAAAATAAACTAAGTCTCCTTCTCTTGGTCTATCAAAAACAGTTATCTGATTATCATCTTCATCTTCTAAGAAAGGTGAAATGAAGTCTTCGAAACGTTCTCTTGAAACAACTAGCGATAGTTCATCTCTGACGCTAACGCCAAACTTGGTCATGATGTCGCCAGCACCACTATAACCATCATAGTTATTGACATATGCTTCTAACAAGAAGTTATCATCAAACTTTGATGACTGAACTTCTTCAAGAATAGTTTGTGCTCTGACAAACTTTCTAGGTATATACAAAACTTCTATACCATAGATCTTGAGTTGCTCATTGATCAACTCTTGAACTAGGTTTTGCTCTCCAGAGGAGCCCTGTAGAAAGAAGGGGTTAAGTGCCATTATCCAATAAAGTCGAGAGGTGGTAGTTCATAATCCATGGACATTCTGGACTGTATTTCTGCTATTTCTCTTTCGGCATCATCATACAGTTGCCTACCATTAAGTTCAATGCCACCAGGAAGTTTTACTCCATTGAACTTAATTAGGTTCTGACCCCACTGACGCTTGATGAGTGCTGTCAGATATCTCTTTAGGAAACTATCATTATAGACACCACTATATGTTGCTGGGTCTAAGATTCTGTGACAGTCAATAACAATGTAGTCATTCTCACTCATGCTTTGCCAGTCAACATCAAGATACAACCTATCTTGTCTCTTGTTGTATCTTATCTGTTTGTCGGGAGTTAGTAGAAAGTCAATGTCCTCCAAGTATGTCTTAGTCATGGCATACTGGAGAAGTTCAACTGAGTTGAAGTAGTAAAGATCGTTCAAAAACAGTTGATACTTGATACTGAACATTCCACCAGAAATAGAACTAGTATCAAACTTAAAAATTCTTTCGATTCCGATAACTGAGTCTGGAACCTGAATAAAGTTGGAAGTTTCGTAGTAGTTTGAAGTAGTTGTGCCATATCCACTAATGGATGTTGAAGTGGCACTGGTAGTTACGATACCTGCTGTATTTGTACTACCACTTTCGTTTGATGCTCTTCCTCTATCTAAGTCTGCCTGAGTAAACCTGTACTTCAGGTACATTCTTTCAACACCATCAAAATGACGCTCTTGGAAGTATTGGAGAGCATCATCTACCAGGTCGTCAATTTGATCATCATCAACGTTGATCTCCAATACTGGAGCACCCAAACGCCTCTTACAGTAATCAATAAGTCCTTGGCGTGTTGATGGTTTTGCCATTAGAATTCCTCAGCAGATAAATTATCCGTCTTTTGTGTAGGTTTTTTTCTTGATTTTAATTT